CATGCACGGGTCCGTCTGGTGACTCAGGGTGAGAAGTCCTTAGCCATAGGCCAGCACGTGAGGAAGTGTTTGCAACAAACTCTATACTAAATTTCCGGCATTAGCAATTGACACACCATCATTGCGAACTTGCTTCTCTATTGCATTTAATGTCTGTATATCTCTTTCAATTTCGTTTACTACACTAAGATCATCACGTGATAACAGTGAATCACTATTTTGAGAATGAGTCGGTGCATATGGAGGAGGTGCTGTTGGACTTACTGTTCGAATATGAGTATTCCCATTAGATTGGTATCTAACTTCAGTTTCAACTGGTGAATTCATCATTTTAGTCATCCATCCAAATCTTTTTCTTATACCCGGTGTAAGCTCAAAACCAAGAAGTCCAATGATAAAATAAATAAAATCAAATCCAAGATCATGACCAATATTGAATAATTTATGTTCGATTCCATTACTTGGGAGACAATTGGTGGTTGAATTCCCACTTTCACAGATGAAGAAATCAAAAATTGAACGGCTTCCAGATTGTAGTGTAAATGTTAGAGTCAGTAAAGCAGCGCCTAGTACAGATTTATTGCAAGACATGATTTCCTCTCACAAA